CACAAGGATCACAAGTTTGAGAGGACTGCCAAAAAACTAAAGGCAGAGATAGAAGAAAGTTTCCAAAGCCTTATGAGAAATTACATAGAAGAAAAGTGGAGTGCCAAATACAAGAAAAGCATCAACTGCTCCAACCCAAAAGGATTTAGTCAAAAGGCACACTGCGCAGGACGCAAGAAGAAATGAGAATATTCGAAGTAGTTGAAAACTTTGCTGATGGTAAGAAGAAGGGCAAGAGCCGTCCAGGGCGTGTAAAACGTTCAGGTGCAAGTTGCAACGGAAGTGTAACAAGTTTACGCAAACGTGCTAAAAATGCATCGGGAGAAAAAGCCAAGATGTATCACTGGTGCGCAAATATGAAAAGCGGACGCAAGAAGGGCTAAATAGTAGTATGAAATTGAACGAATTATTCACAGAAGCAGATCCTAGCACACTAGGCTCTATGAACGATAAGATGCGTGATATCCTATCCAAAGTTGACAGTGACGATAAGGCTAAGGAAAAGGCTGCTGTTGATGCTGCTGATAAAGAAAAACTAGCCAACAAGATCAAGTATTCAGATAGCCCAGAAATGGAAGAATACATCAAAATGCTTAAGAGCCACGATTGGACTTATGATTATTCGGACGATCACTCAGTATGGAAAAGAGGTTCTGCAGAAGCAGCAGAGATTAGACGCCTAGGCGATAAGGTGGATCCAGACAGAGAACTATACAAAAAGTATAGTCCTTTTCATGATGATGTAAAGGATGAAAGCCAATACACACCAACACGTGACAAGGAAGACTACTTTGCCAAGAAGAAAGCACTACAGGATCTACAGGCGGATCCAAACACAGCAAAGGATCCAGAACTACAGAAAGAATTAATTAAGCGTAAGAAAGCACTGGATAAGGATACTAACGAACACCTAGACTTGCTGGACATTATTAAACTAGCAGGAATGGAAGAAAGTGCCACAGCAGGTGCTACTAGTTCAGGCAATATTGCAAGTGTAGCAGCACCACATTTAAGCCCAGGAAAAGCACGAGGCAAGAAGAGCTATACGGGTGATCCCTGGGGTGGAAAGTCAGGCACAAAAGCACCACCACAACCCAAGGTAAATCAGCCTAAAACTGCACGCGGAACAGCCAAAAATGCGCTGGATATGAAGAACAGTATATTTGGAGAGAACCCGGTAAGAAGATAAATACTTACTATACAAAGGAAACTACGATGGACTTTAGAAATATAATTAAAAAGATGCGCGAATTAGATCCGACTACGCCAGGTCAAGATCTAGAGCATTACTCAACACTGGCGGAATCAACAGGAATCTCGCTGGGTGCTAAAGAAGTAGTTACCGAGGCGAAAAAAGATTCAAAAGTAAAAGAAGCAGCAAAACCGGACTTTCTTGATATGGATAAAGATGGCGACAAGAAAGAGCCTATGAAGAAGGCTGCAAAAGATGCTAAGAAAAAGAAAGAGCCTGTAAAAGAAGCAGAACAAGTTATCAAAGCAGAGAAGAAACAAAAACTTCCTAGCAAGAAAAGCATTTTGATGATGTGCGGTAAGGGCATGAGCAAGTCAGCAATTTGCAAGGAATATTCAGGCTGCGATCAAGAAAAATTAAAAGAAATGATTGAGTCTTGTATGGAAGAATACAAGAAGAAAAAGAATGAGTCTGTTTCGTTTGTAGATATGGATGGTGAAATTGTAGAAGCACAATCTGCTAAACAGAAAGCAGCATTCAAAAAAATGCTGGACAAGAAGAAAGGCAAAACTTCAGACGATAAAGAAATGGACGAAGCCAAAGAAAATAAAAAGAAAAAAGAAACTGTCAAGGAATCGGTGGAACCTAAGATGTCATTTGTTGACATGTATAAGATGGTTAAAGAAAGTGGCGGACAGCAGGCTATCGATCCTATGGACGATGTTCTTTGGACATGGGCAAACAGAGTTGCTGTTTCGAAAGTAGAAGAAACAAGCAAACAAGAAATTTTTGCAGCAATGCTATACGAAAGAAACGGTGGCCGTTTTGAAATGTATGATGTTGTTGAAAAAGGCTTGAACGAAGGCAAGGACTGCAACTGTGGTCCGGACTGTGCCTGCAAAGGCAACTGTGGTTCAGACTGTAACTGCGGTCCAAACTGCGGCAAGTAATTTAGAATAAACAAAAGCCGGTAATCAACTGCCGGCTTTTTTTGTGACTTAAATACCTTGATGAACGAAATTTTAACAAATCCAATTTCTGTGGTTGGAAATGCTGAAAGCATTTTTTCAAATAAAAACGGACATGTGATTGATTTGTATCCTACAATTAGATTTAATAGGGCTGATATAATTAATTCTGAGTGCCAGGGATCAAGATGGGACTATTTGGCTTCAAGCGAAATAAACACATTTGAGAAATACAATAAGGAAACACCCAAATTCCACACTCTCATATTCACACCTACTAAGAAAGAATTGGAGTACAAGATTAAGAAGGTAACATTTAATACTAAAATATTAAAATTACCATTATCACAATCATTGCGACTCGAGGAAGAATTGTGTGCGCCGCCGTCAACTGGGATACAAATTTTATACCATTTACACGATTTGAGTAACAAAGAAGTATATATTTTTGGTTTTGACTTTAAGGAAACCAAGACATTCTATGAAAAAAGAAACAAGGGACAACACGATTACGTGAAAGAAAAACAATTCATAATGGACATGGTGTCACAGAATGGTTGGAAATTTTACAACTAAACATTGACAACATAAATTAAACAGTGTATAATAACACAAAATTAGGAGAAAAATATGTCAAGAAATTATGGACCAGAAGAAAAAGCAAAACTAGAAAGACTAATTAGTGAAGGATCAAATGTTCTTCGCGAAGTGGAGGATCTAAACGAAGGACTAAAGGACACCGTAAAGGCTGTCGCAGAGGAACTACAGATCAAGCCAAGCACAATCAACAAAGCAATCAAGATTGCACACAAGGGTGATTGGGCCAAGCACGAGGAAGAATGGGCAGACATTGAAGGCATCCTGGGCATTACAAAAAATCTTCCAGACGACAAAACACCTAGTGGTGAATAGTTTGGAGCAAATAAAATCCTTTTGGATCAATAGTTATCGTAGCGATAAGATTGCATTTGCATTTGAACTCGTAAGTTTCGTATTCACTGTGGGTGCAAGCCTAACGCTGGCATTCAATGCACGTGACCCAAACATGCTCATAGTATATCCTAATTTTTTCATCGGCAGCATTACACAGTGCTATGCTGCATACAGACGAGGGGCTGCATGGGTAATGCTGCTCACTTTCTATTTCAGCATTGTTAATGTGTTTGGTTTTGGAATAGCATCAGGTTGGTGGTAATGTTCAAGACCCAAAAGGAAACAATTTGGCACATTACCTGCAACGGTTGTGGATTCTACTGGACCATGCCCACCATGGAAGATAAATTCAAAATTGATAGCAGGGAATACACCTGCCCACTGTGTGCTAAAAAGGGAAAGGCAGAAGAAGTTAAAAATCCCTCTTGACAAACACCCAGTCCTGTGTTATTATAATAACATATGCTAAGAAATATCAAACAAATAGTACAGAATCTAAGTTACAACGAACTGGAAAATTGGTACGAAAAATTAAACAATAAAAAAAATTTTAAGGGGTTAACCCAAACACAGAAAAAAATCCACAAGATACTAGAAGATAGACTGTGGTTTGAATACAGGGTTTAATGCCAAGAAAGAGAACCAAGAACAACGGACTTACAAAAAGGCAGAACAGAGAAATGACGAACTACTCAGAAACATCGCAGTATGATCCAAAAATCCATACCAAGACAAAGGGTGGATACGGATTTGGAATGAAGAAAGGTGCCAAGGATGAGCAATATGCTAACAGCGGAGTGCATCTTGCAAGAGTGTTTGGCTGGAAAGTTCCAAAAGAATTACAGCACATTAAAGAAGCAATAGACAAGCAGAATGGAATCAAATAAGTACACCGTGGTTTCAAACCACATAGGACTAAATGGTGAGCCAGTAGATAGAATTTATGGCAATCCTTTTGGGCAACTAAGATTAATACAGGCAGATTATACAGAATACAAGGGTAACATTAAAAAGAAACAATTAATTAAACAAGGCATAGACGGTAATAACTTTAAATCATACTGCTTCGTTACGGATGATGGCAGATGGTTTGATAGAGGTGGAATTTCCATGTTACCGCCGGATGATGTTGTAGAAGAAGAAACTGAGGCAACAGATGAAGACAGACTCGATACTTAAATGGACGGCAACCGTTATACTAATCATAGGAACATTTGTTAATGCAACGTTTCCTAATTTGTATCCACTTGGACCAGCACTGTTAGCCGCGGGCGGTGTAGTTTGGTTGATAGTTTCATTCATGTGGAAGGAGCCTGCACTCATTGTTACCAATGGTGTTTTAACCTTGGTAGGTTTAGGAGGCATTGCCCTGTTTTATCTTGCATGATGTCCTATAAGGATATATAATAGTGAAGAAGGTATTGTCCGCCACAAAAGGACAGTTTGGTATTTGCCAGCCGAAAATGGCATGTAAGGAGAAAAGATGAGTTACGTAGATGCATTCTATGATCGAAATGAAGACTTAATTCGCATTGTCGAAAGAAAGAACGGCAAGAGAGAATTCCGCGAATATCAACCAAGACACATATTCTATTACAAGGACACTAGAGGAAAGCACACTTCCATATATGGAGATTCCTTACAGCGTGTAACAGCAAAGAACATCAAGGAACTTCGCAAGGAACTTGCGATACATTCTAATAAAAAATTATACGAAAGCGATATTAATCCTATCTATCGTTGTTTAGAAGACAACTATCTTAATATTGACGCACCCAAACTAAATGTTGCGTTTTTCGATATTGAGGTCGACTTTGACCCAGAGCGTGGATATGCATCACCAGAAGATGCATTCATGCCTATTACTTCAATAGCGGTTCACTTGCAGTGGATGGAAGAATTAATCTGTTTAGCCATTCCTCCAAAAACCCTTTCAATGGAAGAAGCACAAAAGGCTATTGAAGGAATTCCAAATACAATACTGTATGAAAACGAAGCAGACATGTTGGATGCATTTCTTGATTTGATACAGGATGCAGATGTACTAAGTGGATGGAACTCAGAAGGTTATGATATTCCATACACAGTCAACCGTGTAACTAAAGTATTAAGTAAGGAAGATACAAGGCGTTTCTGCTTATGGAATCAGTATCCTAAGAAAAGAACATACGAAAAATTTGGCAAGGAATCACAGACATATGATTTAATTGGTCGTGTGCATGTGGATAGTTTAGAGTTATATAGAAAATATAACTATGAAGAAAGACACACATATAGACTAGACGCTATCGGCGAACTTGAAGTAGGTGAAAGAAAGACAGTGTACGAGGGTAGTCTTGATGCGCTATACAACAACGACTTCCGCAAGTTCATTGAATATAACAGGCAGGACACAGCACTGCTTGACAAACTCGATAAGAAACTTAAATTTATTGATTTAGCAAATACAATTGCACATGAAAACACAGTCCTCATTTCAACAACAATGGGTGCCGTTGCTGTTACAGAACAGGGCATTATCAACGAAGCACATAGGCGTGGCATGATAGTTCCTAACAGAGTGAAACGTGAGCCAGGTTCAGAGCCAGCCGCAGGTGCTTATGTTGCATATCCTAAGAAAGGCATTCACGAATGGATTGGGTCAGTTGACTTGAATTCACTGTATCCATCAGTGATTCGTGCATTGAACATGGGTCCAGAAACCGTTGTTGGTCAACTTCGTCAGGATGGAACAAAAGCACACATTGAATCACAAATGGCAAAGGGAAAGTCCTTTGCGGCAGCATGGGAAGGCATGTTTGGATCAGTTGAATATAGTTCAGTCATGGAAAAGGAAATTGGCAGAGAAATTACGATTGACTGGGAAAATGGAGACAGTGATACATTAAGTGCCAAACAGGTTTATGATCTTATTTACGATAGCAACCAACCTTGGATGCTCAGTGCTAATGGTACAATCTTTACATACGAAAAAGAAGGTGTAATACCTGGCTTGCTTGCACGTTGGTATAAGGAACGTAAGGAAATGCAAGCCAAGCAAAAGGAAAGCCAGACAGCAGGAAACAATATTGAGGAAGAATACTGGGCCAAGCGACAGTTGGTTAAAAAGATTCTACTTAACAGTTTGTACGGTGCGATCCTAAATCCTGGTTGCAGATTTTTTGATAATAGAATAGGGCAATCTGTAACGCTAACAGGACGTTCTATTACGAAACACATGGCTGCTAAGATCAATGAAATTGTAACTGGAGAGTATGATCACACAGGTAAAGCAATTGTGTATGGTGATACAGATTCCACATACTTTAGTGCATATAGCACACTCAAGAAAGATATCGAAGCAAGAACCATTCCGTGGACTAAAGATAGTGTAGTTGAACTTTATGATACTATTGGCGAAACTACAAATGCAACATTTGGTAAGTTTATGAATGATGCATTCCATTGTCCTAAGAAGCGTTCAGAAGTTATTGCGGCTGCTAGAGAAATTGTTGCGAGTAAAGGTTTGTTTATTACAAAGAAACGCTATGCTGTTCTTTACTATGACATTGAAGGTTTTAGAACGGACACAGAAGGCAAGAGCGGAAAAATTAAGGCAATGGGCCTTGATCTCAAGCGTTCGGATACTCCTGTTGTAATCCAAGACTTCTTAAGCAAGGTATTGGAACAGGTATTGGAAGGACAGGAAAAGGAACGTGTGCTTGACTACATAACGGAATTCCGAACTGAATTTAAGGCACGACCAGGTTGGGAGAAAGGT